TGTATGAGCGCACTTTGGTAAGGGCTGGCAAGGCGCTTGTCCAGTCCAGCCCTGTACTTTAATATCAGAAGCGGTACTTCAGACCAGCCTTGGTACCGTAGGAATTCGTGTCGTCGAAGGCAGCAGCAATTTCACCGTAGATGGAGAGAGAATCAGAAACGCCAACACCACCGCCAACTTTAGCAGTCAGGATGGTTTCAGACTCACCACCGTCAGGGGAGACAACGGTAGGACCGCCTTGGATATACCAAGAGGCAACACCTTCAGCACCGTCAACACCAACGTGGAAGTCAGTAGAGGTACCAGTGTAGTCAGAGCCGGTGAACCCGGAGTTTGCTTCCACGTTGACGTAGGGAGCAGCGAAAGCGGGAGCAGCCAGCAGAGCGGCGGCGGGGAGGATAGCGAGGAATTTCATTTCTTGATTTTGAGTTTAGTACGTTTAGCAGTTTTAGCGGAGCGTCGGAAGTTAGCAGCCGTGGGCGCTCCTTTGGACCCAGGCTTTCTCATTTTTTCACCACTGCCAGCAGCAATGCGTTTGCGCTTGGCGTGGATGTTTGCATAGAGACCACGTTTTGCCATGTTAACATTTCCATTTACGGAGGGCAAGGGCTTTACGGGTGGGTCTGCCCTTTGAATCTTTCATCGGTCCTTTGACGCCTTTCATTCTAGCACAGAAGGACCGCTTGCGTGGACCTCCACCAGGCTGAGGAGCTTTGAGGTTCGATCCAGTTTCGCGGTTGTATTTCTTTCGGCCAGCAGCAGTCAAGCCGCCGGACCGTGATTTGTGTTTACCGATCTTTAGGCTGACTGACTTCTTAGCCATTACTTTTTCTTCATGTTTTTAGCAATAGCCTTAGCTACCTTTGCAGGCATCTTAGGGTTCTTTGCTTGGAGCTTTGCAGCCGTACCATTCTTTTTAGCGGGACGGCCAACCTTTGAACCGTAGGTTCCTTTACCTTGAGGCATTACCAGATACCGGGGATAATTTGTCCAGTGAAAGCATAAGCACCGAACGCTGCCATGATACCCATCATAGCCAGGCGGCCATTCAGTTTCTCAGCGCGTTCGTTATGGGGAACACCGTAGGGATGGTCGGTCATAATAAGGGGTGGCTCTTTGGCCCAGATGTTAGTGTCGTTCATTAAAATTTAAGTTCAGATCGTGCAAGTTTTTCCATCACATCATTACGATATGCTGGGTCACGATCATAGCGGGGGTCGGACATTGCCCGAACTACTTCTGCTTGACTACGATATGTGTCAGCAGGAGCTGCAGCTTTACCTTGAATCATGTTTCCTTCGTAACCATTAGCGTCAGTGTAACGTGCCTTCAACCCAGCAAGAGCCAGATTGATAGCATCTACGTTACCTGAATCGACAACGTTATCAAAGGCTTGAATTTCAGCTTGGCTAAAGTTTTGAGCAGCCCAACCAACAAGCTGCTGGTAAGCGGCTTCACCGCCTACAGAGTTTTGAATCTGATTGATTTGTGATTGAGTCAGATCTGCTGCCGGAGGTGCATCTCCAGCAGGCAGCCCTTGTTCATACTCGAAGTAAGCTTGAATCAACTCTTGCGATGACATCTTACCAAACTCAGCCAGAGTTTCTGCGCTCAGTTCACCTTTCGACTCATATTCTTCCGCAGCCCGACTAATGGCTTCGATTTGCGAAGCATACTCAGAGGGTTCTTGCTGATCTTGAGCTTCTGGTTCCGACGTTTCTTGTTCTTGTGCATTGGAACCTAACTTCTTTTCAAGTTCGATGTAAGCTTTTTCAAGCTCTTGTGCATCTTTGTATTTACCAGCCAATCGGGCATTAGCCTGATTGATCATCTCTTCACCGATTGCTAGTGATTCCGCTTGATCGGACTCCATAGCACCGACGACTTCGGGATCACCAGCTGGATCATAAGATAGAATTTCTGCCATAATTATTGCATTGGGGGAACGACATCCTCGCCCATCATCGCATTGACAGTTTCAGCTGCCATTGGATTCTTGGTCGGATCAGCCATGGGTGATTTCATCAGTTGTCCAGCTTGCTGTGCCATGAGAAGATCCTCTTCATCATCAGCTTGCTGCATCTGTTCTTGCTGTAGTTGCTCTGCAGATTTAACAAGGTTAAGTACATCAATACCTTGTGCAGCTGCCAGCCGTTTGATGGCTTCATCAGTGTTGATGTATTGCATCAGTGCTTCAGGTCCAAGTGTCTGAGCAATGGTCATGATGAAGGCAGTGAGAGACTCACGATCTTGACCGCGACCAAGAGCATTAATACCTGCGACAATAGTAGGATTAACCAGATCTTTAGGAATACGTGGGAGCTGTCCACTACGTTGGAGAACCAGCATCTTGCGGTTCAGGTAAGGGAGTAGGAACTCAACAGTCAACAGGGAGAATAGTCCCCCGAGTTGCTGTTCGAGTTCAAGTTGGGTGAGACGAACCTCTTCGGCTGTAGTCCGTTCAGACTGTCTCACATTGAGAATAAGGAATGCCTCAGCCAAGCGTCGCTCAAGCTGTTGCATCATAGTCATAGCGGTACTGAAGTCAGCCGTTTTGCCAACCTGCACAACACCGATGTCTTCGGGTCTGCCTTGAACGATCGCACCGTTGCCTGCCTTCGCCAGCGTCTGGGCTTTAGTCGTGCTTGAGGGTGATACCACGAAGACGACCTTAGCGGCTGCTGCAGAGCCTTCTACGAGGGACTGGGAGAGTGCATTAAGCGACTTAAGATCTCCCAGGAATTCCTCAACTCTACCCCGTCCATAGTTTTCGCCATCGACAGAATTAAACCGCAGTACAAGCCAAGGACTAGCATCCTTTGGAGCTTTACTATCGGAGCCTGGAATCCTTTTACCATAGACTTCCTGGTGCCAGAGCCAACGATTGTTGTCTAAGCGTACATGGGTATAAACTTCTGCATCATTATCAGAGGAGAAACTTTCTTCCGTAACCGGAGGAGGTTCTTTTTTGATTTCTTCAGGCAGAAGATTTTTGTTAATCAGTTCTTTGGTTACGATCTCAATTATGTTACCGTTACCGTCTCTATCAACAACGTAGCGATTAAGTGGGTAGTGCTTCAACCCGTCCTTACCCATAAAGATAAGAGCGTTACCACCGACAACTAGATGCTTGAGAGCCTGGTGTACAACGACACGATCGCTAGAGGCAGCAATCGAATCCATAACCATACGCTCCATCTTAGCAAAACTTAGATCAAGCTCAGAACGGATTTCAGCAGGCAACTCTTCGCCTAGCTTATCATCACGTACCTGTAGCTTGAAGAACGTAGTTTGCGGAGGAAGCAGTGACAGCATCAGTTTAGATGCCAATGTCACCACACCTTTAGCGCCTACGGATTGCCAAGGTTGAATCAAGTTTTGATGGGTTGTTCTGTACTCATCACGTTGGATGAGGTAAGGAAGGGTGAGTTCTGAACACCTAACTGCTGTGTCAAGAAACTGAGAACGGTAACCAGATAGATGATCGTACCTGCTTTTAGCGTTCATTTAATTAACCAATGTTAAGACCACCACCGGTGCCACCACCGATGTTAAGGGGGATACGAAGTGCGGCAAGTCCACGGGACAAACCTTTAACGGTTCGACGTGCAGACCTTGCAGTACGCACACCACCTCTTGTCATATCAATAGTACTTTGAACCGGACGAGGGGCTTGATCTGGCACCACCGCCTTAGGCTTCAAAGAATCAATCATTGCTTGATATTGTTTTTGTTGATTTTCCTGTGCAATACGCATAGCGGTCGCTTCAATGCCAGCTTGACGCTCAGCTTCGACGCGCCTATGATGTGCTCTACGTCGTGAGCCCATGATTAAGATTCCTCATCAAGTCGATTTTCAATCCACTCCAAGACACTGCGTTGACCAGCACGATACATGATGCTATTCAATGCAGTGTCAGGAGAGGGGTTAACTGGTGGAAATACATCCTCTAGCTCAGCCAGAAGATTGTTAACAGTAAGCCCAAAGTTAGGCATACTGCGGGAGGTTTTGGTTTGCATGTTCAAAGAACGCTGGCATACGTGCTCGCTTAGTTTCTACAAGCTCAGGTGCTTTACCTTCATACATCAAGCGAT